TGCTCGCCTAAATGTCAAGCGTTCGATGCTTGAATTAGAAGATGCTATTGCTTCTAAGGACGAAAAAGCTATTATCGCTGCAACAGCTAAACTTAATGCAGACCTAAAATCACTATCTGCTTTGACTGGTCAAAAGGTTACTCTAACCAGTATCGAGTCAATTCTTTCAAGTCTAAAGCCGAAAGATCTAATCAATCAAAAGAACCTAGATGATGCTCTAGCTAAGATCAAAGAAATGATTGACTTGCTCAATAAAGCTCAAGGTCAATCAACGGCTAAAGTGCCAACGAGCGGCTCACTTGGCTCTGGTATTCCTGTCGGTGATTACATTGCACCTATCGACACAACAGGCGGATCTATCGCAGCCATCCTAGAATATGCAGATGCGGCAGCAGCTCGCGCCGATGCTTTTGCACTATTGCAAGAACAGCAAAACTATGCAGATTTCTTGAGCTTGATTGATTATCAACGCGCAGTAGGTGACATGGGCGGTTACAGCCCTTATATGAACTCAGGTGCTGCCGGTGCTGGAATAAACATTACAAATAACTTTGGCGTGGTTGGAGATCCTAACGCCGCAGCAGAGTTAATGGATCAAGTCTTGCAGGACGCAGTTAGCCGAGGTACTTTGAGAGGCTACACCATCGCATGACATGGCTTCCAGAATGGCGTGTAACTGTAGGTGACGATGTTTATACCACTGTCACCTCTGTTTCCTATGCCACTGGACGCTTGGACATCGATCGTCAATGCACAGCAGGTTACTGCCGAGTAGAGATTATCAATACAGACAACTCACCTTTTACCATCAATGTCACAGAGCCAATTACTTTAGAGCTTAAAAACTCAGCTGGTACTTATATCACTGTATTCGGTGGCGAGGTTTCTGACTTCAACATCGGCGTTAGAGCTCCAGAAGATTCTGGTTACGTGACCACTGGCACGATTCTAGGTATTGGCGCACTGGCTAAACTGACAAAGGCTATCTATAACACAGCCCTATCAGAAGCCCTAGATGGAGCACAGATCGCCGCCATTTTAGGAGCAGCCCTTAACCTGACTTGGGCAGAGGTAACACCTACTGTAACTTGGGATACATACCCAGCAGATGTCACTTGGGCAGAAGCCGAGTCTTATGTAGGCACTATCGATTCTGGCTTTTACACAATGATTTCTCAGGCTGCATCTGCTACAGCTAAGAGCCAGACCCTAGTCGATCAGATTGCTACTAGCGCGCTGGGTCAGATCTACGAAGATACTGCTACAGGTTTAGTCAATTACGATGATGCAGATCATCGCTCGACTTACCTTGCGGCTAATGGTTTTACCAATCTGGACGCTTCCTATGCCACGCCTAGATCTATTCAGTCTCAGACTCAGATCGCTCGTATCCGTAACAGCCTTATCTATAAGTACGGCACAGGATACGCATCTACCTACAGCACATCTGACGCTGACTCAATCGCTTCTTATGGGCTTTATGAGCGTTCATTTGACTCTAACATCAAAGGTCTGTCTGACATTATTGACATTGCCACTAGAGAAATTAAACTGCGTGCGAATCCACGCGGATCATTGGGTGCAATTACTTTCCGTCTAGATAACCCAGATATGCCATCAACAATGCTAAATGACCTTATTAGCGTGTTTTTTGGTGAGCCTGTGCTAATCAATAATCTTCCCTCTAATTTGCTTGGTGGCATCTTTGATGGCTTTGTAGAAAACATAGCCCTTAACGCTACCCCTAATTATGTAGATCTAACCCTTTATGTGTCAGCTACAGATTTCTCACTATCTACCACCCAATGGGAAACAATTATTCCAGCCTCACTAGCATGGACAGGTGTCAATGCTATACTAACATGGACAAATGCGACAGGAGCACTAACCTAATATGGCACTTTCACCGAATTATCAGTGGGCTGAGCCCGATAACAGCAGCCTTGTAAAAAATGGCGCACAGGACATCCGCGCATTAGGCGATGCTATTGACACATCACTCTGGAATGTAGGCTTTGGTCAAGCTGGTAAGAATAAGATAATGAATGGTGATTTTAGAATTAACCAGAGATCTTTTACTTCAAACGCTTACACGACTGCAACTTTTGATGCTTTTGGCTTCGACCGCTGGAAGATGAACAATGCTGGAGATGGCACTTCTACATTTTCAACACAGGCATTTACATTAGGTGCAGCTCCAGTTGCAGGTTATGAAGGCACTAACTTTCTTCGCATGGTAACTTCTGGCTTTACAAATGCAGCGAGCCGAACTGATACTGTCCAAAGCATAGAATCAGCCCGCACCTTTGCAGGTCAAACTATTACAGTTTCTTTTTGGGCTAAGGCTGCAACGGGAACTCCAAAAATTGCTCTCGAAACACAGCAAAACTTTGGCACAGGTGGAAGTCCATCTACAACAAATAACAAGGCAGTAGGCACAGTAACCATTTCAACAGCTTGGGCTCGTTATTCATTGACTACCACTGTTGATTCTATTTCAGGCAAAACTCTAGGTACTGCTAACAATGATCATTTTAATGTAAGACTTTGGGTTAATGCAGGTAGTGACTATGCTACTCGCGCTTCTTCTATTGGTATCCAAAACAATACTTTTGACATCTGGGGTGTGCAGGCTGAGTATGGATCAAAGGCAACTCCCTTTCAATTAGCAGGTGGCGGAGATCCACAGTCTGAATTGGCTATGTGCCAAAGGTACTACTGGAGAACTGCCGATCTTTCTTCAAGCAATGCTTGGATGTCAACAGGTTTAGCAATCACCACATCGTCAGTTTATTTCGGTGTTCAGTATCCAGTACAAATGCGAGTAAAGCCGACTGTTTTAGATTATGCATTTCCAAGTGTAACTTTAGCAGCGGCTGGTTATACTGGCGGAACATTGACACAAGTGGCGAATGGTGCGAACGCTAACACTTCCTCAATTTCTTACAATCACACAAGTGCTGCTTTAACAGTAGATAAAATTTATTTATGCGGTCTTGCAGGTAATGGTTACATCGGATTTGGAGCAGAACTATGACAGAAAAAGTATCTTTTATTAAGATTGCTGGTCTTGATGGCGTAGAAATAGAACACGCAATTATTGACCGAGGCAACGGAGAGTTCACTTCAATGCTGAAATCAACTTACGAGGCTATGCAAGCGGAACAATCCACACCAATTCTGTCGGATGAAGCCTAAACTTAGTAAAGCTGCTGTCCAGTTAAGGGAACAGATCGATGATTCCTTCCCAGATCGTGACCGCACATCGGATGGTTGGATCGGTGATACCCGACACGCTGCTCGCAAGTCTGATCATAATCCAGATGTGGAAGGCTGGGTTCGCGCCATCGACGTCGATCGTGACTTATTCAAGGGATCAAAACCGGACATTATGGGCGATCTTGCAGATCAACTTCGTACCTTGTCAAAATCAAAAAAAGACAAGCGTATCAATTACATCATATTTGATGGATTCATCTGCTCACCCATCCTCAATTGGAAATGGCGTAAGTACAAGGGCGCAAACAAACACACAAAGCACTGTCATATCTCGTTTAAAAAAGCGGCTGACAATGATGGGTCTTTTTATCAAGTATCTATGTTAGGTGGAGAATAATGAAGAACATGAAGAATCCTGTTGTCCTTGCCGGTGGAGCATTTCTAGCTGCATGGGCTTCTAGCAATTTTGATCTTGACTATCGCGCTGTTCTATGGGCTGTGTTGTCAGGTGTCTTCGGTTATGCGAGCCCTAAAAAGTGACACAGAGCGACTTCTTCACATTATACATCGCTACCTTGGGAATCCTTGGTGGCTTGTCCGGCTATGTAATCACACACCTGTTGTCTGAAATCAAAAGACTCAACACGCGAGTCGATGAGATCTACAACATCTTGCTTGACAGGTAGCATTGTGCTATGGCAAGAAAACCTACTAAGGCATTACAGGAACAAGGCTATTCAAAGCTAGACGCATATTGCATCGGGCTGCATGAATACTGGAAGTCTTTACGTAAGGCAGGTTTTACAGAGGGCATTGCTC